TTCTGCGCGGCGCCGTGTCTGGCGTCAGCAAGGAGTTGGTAGACGGGAACACGATCCTTGCGTCAGACCAGATGCTGATTTGCGCCGACTGGATGGCGATGATCTCGACGCAGACGGGTGATGACGATCCGGTCACGTCGAACACGGAAGTTCCGTTCGACCTCGCCGTGCCGGAAGTCGTCAACGTCGATGGCCTCCCGTTCACGACGCTACAGCGGGTGCCGATACCGGGGGCGGGCGTAAAGGCCGCACACAAGTTCATCATTCGAGGCTGATAGATGCTCAAGCGCCTTTCCGCCCGTGAATTGCTCGAGCAGGTCGCAGCCGACTTCGATCCGCAGGTTCGGCTTGCCTGGATCGAGGCGATTGATCGCATCCGGTCGAACATCGTCCTGAAACGCATCGTCGAGCGACTGGAGCGCGGCGACGTGGCCGGCGTGGTTGCGGATCTCGGGATCGAGGACGGTGTTTTCGCCAAATTCGAGCAGTCGCTCTTGCAGGCATACCATGCCGGCGGCATTGCCACGGTGGACAGCATGCCGTCGCTGCGGGACCCCTCGGGCAACCGCGTTGTGTTTTCGTGGGGCGTGCGCAATCTGCCGGCCGAACAGGCCATGCGCGATCACGCCGCGCGGCTGGTCACGGGCATCGTCACCGAGGCGCGGGAGGGCATTCGCGACGTGCTGGTCGATAACCTCTCGCGCGGGCAGTCGCCTTATGATGCCGGAAGGCTGATCGCCGGCCGCGTGAACCGCGTGACCGGACGCCGAGAGGGCGGCCTGATCGGCCTGTCGCGTCCGCAGATGGAGACAGTTGCCCGTATCGAGCGCGCCATGCGCGAGGGCGACACCGCCTACATGCGGGAATACTTGGGCTTCGCCAACCGCGACAAGCGGCTGGACCGCACGGTTATGAAGGCGATCCGCGAGGGCAGGGCGCTTGCGCCAGAGGAAGCCGAGCGTGTGACGCGGCTCTATTCCAACAAGGCGCTGAAGTACCGGGCGGACACGATTTCCATTCTGGAGACGCATTCGGCGCTGGCCCGGTCGAAGCGCGATGCGTTCCAGCAGCAGATTGATGACGGCAAGCTCGATGCCGATCTCGTCACCAAGAAGTGGCGGCGCACAGTCAGCCGGGAGCCGCGCATGGAGCATCTGGCGATGGCCTCGCAGCCCGCCATTCCGTTCAACGCGAAGTTCATCCTGCCTGACGGCATCCAGTGCGACGGCCCGCACGATCCCAGCCTACCGGTAAGGCATGTCGTGGGCTGCAAGTGCAGCGTCGACTATTCGATCGACTTTACCGGCCAGGCGCTGCGCCGCTACCGCGAGCGCACCGGTGGCTAACCAGACATTCGCCGCCCAGATCGAGGGCTGGACCCGACGCGTAAAGGAAGCCGAGGAAGCAGTCTTCCGGGAGGCCGCTCAAGAGCTGGTAAAGCAGCTCAACGACCAGATCACGGAAATGGTCTACGATACACCGGAGACGCCGAATTACCGGCGCACCGGCTTTCTTCGGGCATCTCTGGTGGCATCGACAGAGGCAATGCCTCGCCTGATCCGCGATAATCCGGGGGTTCCGGTCAATGCGGACTATGGCGACGTGATCCTCGTCATCGCGGGCGCGGAACTCGGGGATACCGTGTTTTTGGGCTACACGGCCGCCTACGGATTTTTCGTGCACGCGGGGTCGAACGGCCGGGCACCCCGACCTTGGGTTGACCTCGTTGCGATGAGGTGGCCCCAAATCGTCGCCGCAAAGGCCGCCGAAGTTGGGAAGAGGTTCGGCCTATTATGACCACGCCCACGATTGAAACGAAGATCAGCCAAGCCATACAGGCCCGCGTGGCGACTTGCCTGCCGGCCTACCCGAAGATCTGGACAGACGGCGAGCCTGCTTCGCTGCCGACCGCTGGCGGACAGCCCGCGCCTTATGTCGAGTGCCATTTCGAGCCGAACAGGACGGTGCGCCGCTTTATCGGGTCTAATGATCCGCATGAGCGGCCCGGCCTGCTGCTGCTGACCTTGTGCTGGCCGCTGACGAAGGTTGGTACAGGCTCCGGCAAAACACACAAGGACGCGATCAGGGAGATTGCGGGGCAGATCGCAAGTCACTTCCAGGCCGATCTGCCGATGGATTTTGAAGGAGTCAGGGTCCGTGTGACCGCCGCGCCAAGCGTTCTCGGTGCATATCGCGATGACGCCTATCTGCGTACTCAGGTTCGCGTCACCTACACCTGCTTCGCCTGACCAATTCCCGGCCATCCGGGTATTCCGGCTCGCTTCGGCGGGCCTTTTTCATGAGCCATTGAAAAGGAGCAACCGCGATGGCGATTCACAAAACTGGCGGATCAAAACTCTGGGTCTCGCCCACAGAAGTTGACGTCGATGCGCTCGACGCCATGAGTGAGGGCAATCTGCTGTCCTTCTATGAAGGGATCAATGACTGGGTTGAGGTCGAGGAAAAGGAAAATCTCGGCACTGTTGGCGACAGCGCAGAATCCATCCCCTTCACGACCATCGGCCGCAATCGCGTCCGCAAACTGAAGGGGCCGCGTAACGCCGGCACTCAAGAACTCGTCGTCGGGCGCGATCCGCTTGATGATGGCCAAGAAGTGCTGATCGCCGCTGAAGGCACCGACTTCAACTATCCCTTCAAGATCGAACTGAACGACGCGAAAACGTCAGGGCATTCAAAATCCGTGCTCTACTACGCGGGCCTTGTCCTGTCGCGGCCAACCAATATGGGGCCGAATGCGCAGGTCACGACACGGACATTCAGCATCGACATCAATACCGGGGTGCTTGAGGTCGCCAGTACGGCGCTTGCGGTTCCGGCAAATACCATCCCGCCGTCGATTGTCTTCCTTGGAGGCGATACGTACCGCGCCAATCTCGGATCATGGACGAACAGCCCGACCTCCTATGCTTTTGCCTGGGAGGAAGACGACAGTGGCTGGACGGCCATCCCGAACAGCGACGTTCAGGAACTCGAATACGCCGGCAGCAATGCGCTCCGTGTCACGGTGACGCCGACCAACGGGGCTGGCGCAGGCGCTCCCGCAACTTCGCTACCGGTCGAGACCGCCTAGCATCGCGCTTCTGCGCAGAAACGGGGCGGCGTGTTGTCGGGATGCGCCGCCCCTCCCGACATTCCGACATCAGGTGAGAAAACATGAGCAAGGAACAAGTGGCTGCTGCTGGCAGCTTCGATCTTTCGTCTTTCGATGCCGTCGATGAAGCAGAGATGGAAGTCTACGCGAATGGGCAGCCGACCGGCTGGAAGTTCCGCATCGCCGGGCCGGGACACCCGAAGACCATCGAGCAGTCGAACAAGCTCGCCAAGGAACGCCTTCGTCGCGAGAAAGAACAGGAACAGGCCCGCATCAACGGCAAGCGCTGGAAAGCCCCTGACGAGTCCGTGGACGAGGTTCTGGAGCGCAACGTCAATCTGGTGGTGGACCGCCTGCTTGGTTGGTCGCCGGTGACCATGGATGGAAAGGATTATCCGTTCAGCGTGGAGAACGCGCGGGCGCTGCTTCTGGATCGGCGCAAAGGCCAGCTTCTGATCCAGGCGCTGGAATTCCTCGGCGACGAACAGTCTTTTGGGAAGCGCTCGGCGAGCAACTGACCGGGTACGCCGAGCGCAGTTTTGAACTCGACCGCGACGAGGAAGGGCGGACACGGCGGGATCGGTTGGAAAGCAGGTTGGAGCGGGCGATCCGCAAGAACCGGCAGGACGTGGCGGACGAGCTTCTGGCCGAGCTGGAATGCCCTCCTTTCCCGCTGGCGCTGAATTACGTCTGGCAGGCGTGGGTGAGATTGCGCCGCCGGACGCCGGCCGGTTTCAATGGACCGAACCCCATCACCATAGAGGCAATCGACGCCTTCATTCGCAGAACCGGGCTTCGGCTTGATCCCCGCGACATCGATCTGATCGAGGCGGTGGACGACTTATACCTGCAAAAGATGGCTGAACATCAGGCTTCGGAGCGTGATCGCCAGCAGGCGATCAAGGACGGTTTGGGGCAGGCGAGCAAGCAGGGGCTTAAGACCGCATAACCAGGGAGGCTTCGGCCTCCCTATTACTTGAATTCCTCCTTGGCGCCGTCGTCGTAGACGATCGACCAAACGCAGGTGCGAATGCTTACGTCATCTCTGTGAATTGTGGCTAGACGGATGGCGTCTTGAAAAGTGGCAGAGACGGTGAATTTGTCACCCGGCTGAACGCTGGCATCCCGTTCTAGGCGAGGCGACACTAGAGCATTGCCGATGGCATCTGAGAACATGACTGCGGCGTTGATCATTCGATAGCCGTGTTTGCCATCATATCGAAGATCGACCTCAACGATTGTGCTTGTTCCGCTTTGCCCCTTATCCACTGTGGCGCGCCAATCGATAACACTGAATAGCGTATCGTTGCACGCTGCGGCTGGCGTAGCCAGAATCCCGGAAATCGCCCCAATCAATAGAAAGCGCACGCTGTTCCTCCCGCCGAAAAGGCAGGAAGGTTAGCTCGCAGGCGCCTATGAGGTAAAGCCCATGGCTGACATCGCCCACCTCGGTCTTTCCGTCGAATATCAGGATGCAGAAAAGGCCGCCCTGGCCCTGACCAAGATGTCGGCCGCTGCCAAGAAGGCTGAAGATGCAGCGGTTGGAGTAGCTGGCGCTTCCGGCAAGGCTGCAAAGGCAACGGCGAACATCACAGCTGGTACTTCGAAATCTCGCATTCAATGGGAGAGCTACGACGAGGTCGTCGCTCGGACGGGCGCCAAGATCAAGGATGCGGCTCAGTCTGCGGATGATGCTGCCAAGAGAATGCTTCGCTGGCGGCACAGGGCTTTTCGGTGGCGCTGGGGAAAGTCAAAGAGGTGATTGCCGGCTTCATCCTGAACGCTGTCACGGTCGCCGTGGGCGTCCTCATTGCGGAACTGGCCAAGCTGGTGGATTGGGCGCAGTGGGCGAAGGTCGGCCTCTACACGTTGGCCGATGCGATCGAGGCGGTTGCGCCGTATGCCGCAATGGCTGCGGCTGGTCTCGCGCTTATCTATGCGCCCGCTATATTGGCTGGCCTGCAAGCCGTAACGCTCGGCATCCTCAGCGCCGCCAAGGCTGTAGGCACTCTCGCAATCGCCCTCGCTGCAGCTAACCCGGCTGCAGCGTTCGTTTTGGGCATTACTGCCGCTGTTGCTGCCGCCAACATATTCCGGGATGAACTCGCCCAGATATTTGGGCGCGACATCGTGAGGGACGTGAAGGACGGAGTGAACAACATCATCGGAGCAATGGTAGGCGCATACGATGCGGTCGTTGCTGTATGGGAGCAACTGCCGAACCAGTTCGGGCGCATCGGGAAATTGGCTTGGAACGCTCTCATGGATGGCCTCAGTGGTGATGCCATCACCATGAACAACTGGCTGACTGGTTACAAGGACGTCTCATTGGGTTTCGATTTCTCCGATTTCAAGCAGAAGGTGGATGAAGTTGAAGCTGGTGCGGAGAAAGCGGCACATGCAGCCTACCAAGCCCGCCAAGGCGTCGACTACGTTGGAGAAATTGGGGGGGTGGTCTCCAAGGGGCTTCTGCTGCTGCCGATAAGCTCCGTGCTCTCGCGGACGGTTTAGGCAAGACCGAAAAGGCCAAGAAGAAGGCCAAATCCGAAGCTGAAAAGCTGGCGGAGAAGTACGACCGGCTCGTCGCCAGCGCCACCGAGTTCATCCGCGCCCAAGAGCTTGAAGCCTCCGTTCTCGGCATGACGGAACAGGCAGCCAACGCGCTTCGGTACGAGCAGGATCTGTTGAATGAGGCTCGGCGAGCGGGCCTGAAGCTCACCGAGGCGGATAAGCAGGGCTTCAAGGCTCTTGCTGACAGCATGGCGGAAGCCGAGGAGCGCACCCGCGTTCTGCGCGATGCTTTCGATTTCACCAAGGATACAGTCAAAGGCTTCTTCTCCGATCTGCGGTCAGGTCTCGATCAGGGGAAGAGTTTCTGGGATGCGTTTGCCGACGCAGCCGTGAATGCGCTCAACAAGATCGCTGAAAAGCTGATCGACATGGCGCTCGATCAGATGATCAATAGTGTGTTCCAGGGATTGATGGGCGCATTCGGTGGCGCTGGCTACTCGCCGGCAGCGTCAGCGGCAATCAAAGCTGGTGTTGGCGGTCTCTATGCCGATGGCGGTTACACCGGACCGGGGGCGGCTTCCCAGCCGGCGGGCATCGTACACGCAGGCGAATACGTGATGTCCAAGCGAGCTGTTGATCGGCTCGGCATAGGGTATCTCGACGCACTTCACAACGCAGCCAAGGGCTACCAAACGGGCGGGCTGGTTACGCCATTCTACTCTGCAGCAAACAGCAACCTGCCGGGGTTTGACAGGGGTGGCTATGTCCCGTCGGCCCCAAGCTATGCATACGCGGGTAATGCTGCGGTGGCACATCAGCCGGTGGCGGAAGCTTCACGGGCTGGAATGGTGGTCAACATCATCGATCAGCGAGAGGCCGGAGCGCCTGAGGTCGAGCAGCGGGAAACCGTTGGGGCGGACGGAACGCGTCAGCTCGACATTCTTATCCGCCGCACGACACAGGATGAGGTGGGACGGCCATCCGCTGCCACCAATCGCCAGCTACGCGGTGCTTACGGACTGTCCAATCAGGTGGTGAGGCGATGATCGCGTGGCCGGCAACGCTTCCGCAGGAAGCCTTAAGCGACGGATATCAGTCGGGCTTTGGCGACGGCCGAGCCCGCACCGAGACGGATTCCGGCATTGCCAAGGTGAGGCGAAGGTTTTCTGCCGTGCCTCGGCCGCTGACCTTCTCCATGCACATGACCAACGAGCAACTGGCCATCTTCAAGACGTTTGTGACGACGGACACCGCTGGCGGCGTCAAACCCTTCACCTTTCCGGCACAGGACGAGCCGGGAACATGGATTGTCCAGTTCGGCCGCGATCTTCCACGTTGGGCCCCTCGCGGCCTCGACTGGATTGTAAGTTTTGATCTGGTGATTTTGCCATGAGAACCGTTTCCGACACCTTCCGCCATGCGATGTTCGATCAGCAGACGGACGAACTTCCCGTGCTGCTGCTTACGATCGCTCACCCTGATCTGGGCAGCATATGGCGCTTGTCTTCCGACAACGCTGATCTGCTGGACGCTGAGGAGCAGTTGCGCGGCACGGTCAGCCGGGGACAGAACTACTACTTCTTCCCGATGGATGTGAGCCTGCCCGAGGATGGGGAGGATGCATCCAACGTCATCCAGATCACGCTGGACAATGTGACAAGGGAAATCACTCCACTGCTCAAATCGACGGTGACGCCGGCATCGGTGACCATAGAGATGGTCCTCGCCAGTTCGCCGCACGATGTCGAAATGGAGTTTCCCGATTTCGAACTGGCATCCGCTGATGTGGATGCCGGCTCAGTGGTGCTGTCGCTCACGGTCGACACGATGGCATCGGAGCCGTTTCCGGCTGACAATTTCACACCCTCATCCTTCGGCGGGCTCTGGGCTTCCACCTGACATGATCGATCTCAATCACTATGTCGGCCTGCCTTGGCGGGATCGCGGGCGCTCGCGCGATGGCTGCGACTGCTGGGGGCTCCTGCGCCTTGTCTATGCCGGGGAGCTGGGCATTGGCCTGCCTGACCATTCGAATGGCTACGCCGACACGTCAGATCGGCCTGCTGTTGCCGGATTGATCGAGGCGGGGCTGGCAGACTGGATGCCCGTCGCTCCGGGATGTGAGCGTCCGCTCGATGCCATCCTGATCCGTCAGGCCCCGTGGCATGTCGGCATAATCGTCCGCAGGGGCCTGATGCTCCACATGCCCGAAAACCAATCCAGTTGCATCGAGCCATATGACACCGGCCGCTGGTCGCGTCGGGTCGAAGGTATTTATCGTCACAGGAGCGCAGCGCCATGAATGCACTTGTCCGCGCGCCTGTCTCTGGCGAGATCCTTGGGCCTGCTGACGTGATCACCGTCACGGCGGCGGTACATCCGTTGAAGCCCCATGCGGAGATCCTGATCCTGCCGGCGGGATTGTCGCTGGCAGAAATCGTAGACGCTGTTGCACAGCGCTGCCATGTCTCGCGACTTGCGCGTGGTGCCGATGTCTCTGTCTCGGGGCACGCAGTCGATCAGGCGCTATGGCCGAGGGTGCGGGTTAAATCCGGCGCTCATGTCACAGTTCGCGCCCGTGCAGGAAAAGCCATCGGCGGCATCCTGAAATCTGTGCTCATGATCGCATTGTCGGTGGCAGCGTCCTTCATTGTTGGCCCG